AGAGCCAAACACAACAGTGTATGACCTTGCTGTCGAATACGAGGATCTTGGAGATGCCAGAAGGTTCTATCTTTATATAAACAATGTCAATGTGGCTATTGTAGATGACCCAGATCCACTTCCTCTGTATACAAACATGGCTCTATTTGTTCGGGGGGAGGCAAGGCTTATGTTTGAGAATGTTTACGCACTAACAGAAAACTACAGCCAGAACGCAACTTTCTCTGTGGATGCCCCAGCAAAAGATATCTTTAACGCAGAAGACATAAATGCTAATCAGGCATTGCAAAAGTATTCCTTGAGTGGTTTAATTCAATCAACATTTTTATCCGGGGTTGGTCCAAACGAGCCACCAAAATATAATATTTATTTTGAAGAGTTTGGAACAATTATGAGAGAAGCCGCATATTTTAATGTTAGGTACGACAAGGCCTATCCAGCATTCTCTGCAAAAATAGCTCCAACGTTTAATAAACTAAAGAGTTATTCTGTTTCTGGGTTTAGGGCCAGTTCCTACGGAGCCGAGTTCCTCATCTTCAACAACACAGACTCAGCACTGAACCTTGACTCTAGTAGCGGGAACTACTTAAGAATTCAGGGGGTGGCGTTTACACAACAGTCTAACCATGAACTATCTGTAGACGAATACTTTAACAGAATGAGTGATTTGTCAGATCCAGAAATTTCTGGTGATACCGTAATCCTTCCACCAGGAAAATCAAAGGAACAGTATCAAAACATTAAATTTAGCAGAATAACGCAGGGAAGAAAAGAGTTCTCTATTGAAGCCCCATACATTCAAAGTCAAGAGTCTGCAGATAACCTAATGGGCTGGCTGTCAAGCAGGGTAATGAAAAAAAGAATGGCGGCTGGGGTAGAGATTTTTGGTATGCCCATTCTTCAGCTAGGAGACATTGTCGAGATAGATTATAAAAATGAAAACAATATCAGCGAGCTTGGAGAAAATGCTAGATTTGTAGTTTATTATATAGACTACAGCAGAAGCGAAGGAGGGCCGTCTATGACTGCCTATGTTAGCGAGGTCGTGCAATGACAGAAGCAACGCCTCAAATTGCAAGCAGCTCAGAGTCTCCCAGCTCGGGTATTAAGATCGCAACCCCAGACCTGATAGTTCAGCCACAAGCGGTACCAATAGATGCTCTTGGTCAAATATACTTTGAAAATATTTCAGGGCATGAGATAATTAATATTGCAAGATCAGAGCTAATTAATGGAATAAAAGTTTCTTACTCTCTTATTGGAAACTTGAATCAATTAAAAAGAAATTATAATTCATTAAACATCTTTAGCCTTCCAGAAACAATTGACAAATATTTTAAAAACTTTGCTATTACCTTAAATACCCACGTACCGGAAGAAGGCTCCGGGCCTGGAGGGAAAAGAGTTTGGCTTGCTGACCAGGACTACCCATTTGCAAATAGCGGAGATATTATTATAGATGTGGTTAATATGGAACAAAACGAAATTGTAGAGGTAGAAGTTCTTAACAATGGAGTCCTACTAAGTGATACAATATATGAGGGGGAATCTTGATTACTAACACAGGAAAAACAATTTTAGCCAAATACTTAATTGGCTCAGCACCAGCCTACGCTTCACACCTTGCTCTTGGTGTTGGGCCAAAGCCCCTGGGTACGTCAGATACCTTAGGAGATTACTCCGGCCAGACCTCTCTGGCATTTGAAGCGCTTAGAATTCCCATTACGTCTAGAGGATACCTGTATGACGAAGCGGGCGCAGCTAATATCGTTTTTTCAGGAGAGCTTCCTGGAGATCAGAAATACAACTTTACAGAAATTGGAGTGTATTCTGGAAAATCTAACCCATCGGCTGGCTCTAGAGAAAGCAGAACAGTTTACACATTTACAGAATCAGAGGGCTGGGAGTACCACACAGGTGGCACCATCTCTTCTGTGGGGCTAGTCAGCGGGGAGCTTACGGGAGCCAGCGATGACATCATTAATCCAACCGACCTTGGGGGGGATGAAATAGTAGTTTTTTTAGGAAGATCTTCGGATACCACCTTTAGCACACAAACAAGGTATGAAGAAAATGAAGTTCCAAGATTTTTGGACACAGCTCTTTTTATTAGGGGCGATGTCTCAAATATTACAGAGTCCGCTGGAGAGATTTCTTACACCGTTGGCGATAGTCATATTCACAAGAATGGGCTAACGCTCACCTTTGATAAAAACTCTAACCAGGATGAGTTGCGCTTTGCACTTGCTGTAATAAAAAAAGATGCAACTCAGTCAGAAGAAGCTGGAAGAGTTCGTGTTATTATAGAGTTTGCTTCTGGGGACGAGAACAGTCCCACAAGCTATGCAAAGTTTGAAGTAAACGCAGCAACCGGAGACGATGATAGCTCAAGCCCAGAGTCAGGCGCCACGATCAACCTGGTAAACAATAGATATATTGTAGCTAAGAAAACACTTTCAGAGCTTACAAAAAGTGCAGACTTTTCTTGGACCAACATTACATCTGTAAGAGTTTTTGCAACCGTTCACGAGACAGGATCTTCCACCCCTTCCGATAAGTTTTATGTTGCTCTAGATGGCTTCCGTTTTGAAAATACTACTTCTCAGAATCCCCTGTACGGTCTAACTGGATACACAACAATCAAAACTTCCGATGGAAGGGGGATTTCTAAAGAAATCAACACCTCTAACATTGTAGAGTATCGATACGGCTTGGATGTTGCATAATGGCTAGGGGAAAAGAAAAAGCAGTTGTTGGCAAAAATACGTTACCACCCGTTGCCCTTCTTTCGGATGGAACCTACGGATATATTATTCGCCATAGGATAATCTCTGAAGACCAGAACAGATATTCCCAATGGTCCCCAATTAGAGAAATTGCAGGACAAGCGTTCGAAGACGTTGACGGCGATATTATTGTTTCCTCAAATTCGACAACCGTGGTTTGGGACGACGCCCTAGACAGGCCAAGCTACGATGTGTTTGTTAGCTTTGACGGTGCTGATTATTTTTATCACGGGACTTCTCCAATTCACACTTATACATTTTTAAACAAAACCCACACCACAGTAGACGTGGCTATTCAAATTGAAAGCATTAATAAGCAAAGAGCAGCAGCGTTGACAATTGCAACTATGAATGCTACCATAGGATCTTAAGGAGAATAAAATGGCAAAAATACCACTACCCGAACGAGGGCAGCCGCTTGACCTTAGTTATATATATCAGGTAGCAAACACCCTTAACGAGCTTTCTGCTCAGGTTACAACAACTGCTGGTCGCTACTCTTCTATAGATACGGTATCGTCAGGAACTCAGAACATCAAAACTTCCGACACCAGAATTGTTGGAGGGTATGTCGAAGTAACAAACACAACAAGCACAAGCCCAGATGGAGAAAACAGCTTTAGCTTTAACTTTACAGACTTTGTTTATCCACCCATTGCAACAGCTACCCCGATCCTAATCGGGGAAAGCTCTACCGAAGCTGGAAAAGATGTTTCTGTCTTGCTGACTAAAATTACAAATAACCGCATCGAGGGAATTGTAAAGTTTAAGACAATTGGTGTTGCATCAGTGGGCGTAAACCTTCTGATGATTGGCGTACCAGTCTAGGATCTTTTGTGGACAGAGAAGCATACAACAGCGCTCCGGTAGTGCTTGCAAACAAAAGGGTTTTCTTTTTAAATGGATGCCTTGTTCGTAAGCACCACGTTAACAGGTCTAACGGAATTTTGGCAGTTTATAACATTAACAAAGACAGAATAGAAACCTGTCTTATTTCTGACTTTAAAAAGAATAGTGAAAAGGTTTACAGTGTAAAAGACACGGCAACCCTTGTGTCTAAGCATCAAAAACATCTTTATAGACTTGTTACAAATCAAGTAATTCCCCCACCTATTGCTGCATCCATAGGGGCAAAGCGGAGTTGGAGAACTCGGGCTTATTATCCAGAATCAGTAGTAAGAGAAATTCGTGATATACTTGCTTCAGTGCATATAGGGAGACCACGTAAAGACGGACTGATTTCTAACAATACCGTTCCTACGGTTCAAGAGTTGACAAGACGACTTGGAGATGGTATTCTTACATATACGAGAACGTCAGATGGCGAATTTATTCCAATCTGGAATGAGTCTATTTAGAGAAGGTATGAGAATGGAACACAACGAAACAAAAGTTACTGTATCCCTTGGGTACACACTTAATCTGGGAAACTTTCAATCATTGCGTATTGACCTGGGTATTGAAGACTCTAGGCGCGATGGTGAAAACATCTCAGAAGCCTTTGAGCGAGTTTATGAGTTTGTTGAAGACAAGCTTGCAGAAAAGGTTAAAGAGGCTTCCTCAGAAATTAATGAATAATGGCTGATCGCAAGTCTAGAATGATCTTGCTATCTAGGTATAACAAGCTTCACAACGCTAGGCATACCAGCAGGTCAGACATTAATATTAACAAAGAGCAGTGGGCAGCGGATGCCCTGATCGAGTCCTATGGGCTAGAGGAGTGCCTCGATCTTCTTGGTTACTACTTTGAGGCATCCGCCTATCCAAGCTGGAATTACTTTGCTTATAATGCAGACAAGGTTATCCATTCAAAATCATTGATCGAAGAAGACAAAAAAGAAAGACTTGAGAGACTAAACAAGGCGAGGGAGTGGCTAAGTGGCTAACACAGAATCAAAGGTAATATCCGCAGTTCTAGAAGACAAGCAGATTCATGTTTTGCTGCAGGCAAACGTAGACAATCTTTTAAGAACACACAACGATGTGTGGGAGTTTGTAAGAAACTACTTTGAGCAAAACCAATCAGTTCCCCCGACTTCTTTAGTCGTAGAAAAGTTTAGAGACTTTGAGCCAGTGGCAGACATTGGAGCAACAAAGCACCACCTAGAAGAGCTGAAGTCAGAGTTTTTAAGTGATAGCCTTAAGGATATGCTTCGCTCAGCCGCAGAGGACATTCAGGGTGGCTCCGGCTCGGGGGCACTTGAGAATCTAATTAGTGGAACCTCCCAGCTTAAAAAAGAAACCTCTACCATTAGAGATATTGATGCAACCGACATTGACTCTGCCGTAGCCTATTTTGAAAACCTAAAAAAGCAACAGGAAGCTGGATCCCTTGGAATTAAGACGGGGCTGCCAGGCTTTGACAACTACCTGCCTTCTGGAATTATGCCAGGTCAGCTGGGGGTGTTCTTGGCTTATCCAGGTATTGGAAAATCTTGGCTTTCTCTTTATTTTGCAGTTCAGGCCTGGAAGCAGGGGAGGACTCCTCTAGTTCTTAGCCTAGAAATGTCTGAAACAGAAGTTAGAAACAGGGTGTTTACAATTATGGGTGAAGGGCTTTGGTCTCACAGAAAGCTGAGCGCTGGAGAGGTTGAGATAGACACCTTAAAGACGTGGCACAAGAACCACATAGAAGGCAGACCAGAGTTCCACATTGTCTCTAATGATAGTGGTGGAGACATAACCCCGTCAGTTCTTCGAGGAAAGATTGACCAATATCGACCAGACTTTGTAATTGTAGACTACCTGCAACTTATGAGCCCCAACCAGAAGTCTGAAAGCGAAGTCGTTAGGATGAAGAACCTTTCTCGTGAGCTAAAGCTTATGGCAATTTCAGATGAAGTGCCGATCATGGCAATCTCCTCAGCAACCCCAGACGATGTAACAAAACTAGATACGGTTCCAACTTTGGGTCAAACATCTTGGTCACGCCAGATTGCTTATGACGCTGACTGGGTCATGGCACTCGGTAGGGGCGCCAACAGCGATGTTATGGAGTGTGTCTTTAGAAAGAACCGTAATGGATTTATGGGCGAGTTTATGGTCCAGGTAGACTTTGATAAGGGGCACTACAAATACAAGAGTGTTGACGATCTGGTATAATGAATACAAATACTAAAAAGGATACATTCAAAGTTTATTCACACGAACAAATTAAACGATTGCTGGTTGGAAGCGGGTTAGATATCCAATCAGAAGTTGACTCTGACTATATTATCTTTTGCCCTTTTCATGCAAACAACAGAACTCCGGCAGGGGAAGTTGACAAAGTAAAAGGCACGTTTTTTTGTTTTGCCTGTCACCACATTTGTGGCTTGGTGGAGCTAGTTATGCATCAAACAAATCGTACGTACTTTGAGGCTGTTCGTTTTATTAAAAGCAAAGAAGTAAATTCAAATTTGGAACTAGAAATAGAACAAAGACTTGTAGATAAAAAAGACTACGTACAGTTTGATGAAGTCCTTGTAAAAAGTCTTTCAGAAGCCGCCCTAGCCTCTCCTAGGGCTAGAGACTATTACTCTGGCAGAGAAATCACAAAAGAGTCTGTAATTAAGTTTTCTCTTGGATATTCTGAAAATCAAGACATGGTAACAATCCCTGTTCATTCTCCAGACGGAATGCTTCTTGGTTTTGTTGGAAGGTCTGTAGAGGGTAAGCAGTTCAAGAACACCCCCGGGCTTCCAAAATCTAAAACGTTTTTCAACATACATAGAATAAAGTCTTCCAGAAACGTTTATGTTGTAGAGTCTTCGTTTGATGCAATTAGGCTAGACCAGTGCGGGTACCCAGCAGTAGCATCGTTAGGGTCTAATGTTTCAAACATCCAGGTGGACTTGCTAAAAAGATACTTCAATGATATAATTGTCATTGCAGATAATGATGAGGCTGGGGGGAACATGGCTAATAGACTTCAAAAAAAGCTAGGTTCTCGTGTGTCTGTCTTGTCATTAGACAAACAATACAAAGACATTGGGGATATGTCTGACGAAGAGATTAAGGCACTAAGCTTTAGCTTTTCCGACTCCATATCATCAATACTAAAATAAAATATACACTATTAATCAAGTATAAAACAAGTATAAGGAGAAAAAATGAGTGTAGTAAAAGGGCTTAAGAATATCAATGCGTTGCTTGATAAGCCAAAGTATGACAGCGATAAGCCACGAATGCGTTGGCTTAAGCTTGCAGATGGACAGTCGGTAAAGATTCGTTTTATTGAAGAGCTGGACGAAGAGTCTGCCAACTATGACGGAGAGCGCGGACTGTCTCTGGTCGTAAAAGAACACACCAATCCAAAAGACTACCGTCGCAAGGCTGTAGACACGATGGAAACCGAGGGTCGAGACTGGGCTCAGGAAATGCACCAGAAGGACCCAAAGGCTGGATGGAGTGGGCGTCTTCGATTCTACTGTAACGTTTTGGTAGATGACGGAATGGAAGAGCCCTATGTGGCTATCTGGTCTATGGGGGTTGGAAAGCAGTCTCCATTTAACACGATTCGAGACTACGCTCTTGAAACCGGAAGTGTTTCTAACCTTATCTTTAAGCTTAAGCGAAACGGCCAGGGCGTAGAAACTAATTACACCCTGATCCCAGGTATCCCAGACAGCGAGCCTTACACATGGAATGAAGTAAAGCCGTATGATCTTAATGCGGCATTGACCCATGTTTCATATGCAGAGCAAGAGGCCTTTTACCTGGGCTTTGACACGCCATCTATTACTTCTTCAAATGTGGAGTGGTAACTAGGGATGTCCTATGCTGGCTTACATGTTCACACTCACTACTCACTCTTTGACGGTATTGCTACCCCACAAGAGTATGTAGATCGTGCAGAGTCCTTGGGCATGACTGCCCTGGCGATTACTGATCACGGTTCTCTTTCTGGTCACAGAGAGATGTACCGTGCTGCAAAAGAAAAGAACATTAAGCCAATTCTTGGCGTGGAGGGCTATATAACCGAAGACAGGTTCGATCACAGGGATCGAGACAGTCGGGAAGGTCCACTAGACCTTGTTTACAACCACATAGTCCTCCTAGCCAAGAACCAGCAAGGTCTGGAAAACCTTAACAAATTAAACGAGATTGCTTGGACAGAGGGGTTTTACAAAAAGCCTCGCATTGACTACGAAGTTTTAGAGAAATACAAAGAGGGAATTATCGTTACCTCTGGATGTCTTAGCGGAACCGTAGCCAAGGCAGTTGAGCTAGGGGAGCTAGCAGCAGCTAAGGCACAGGTAGAGTGGCACAAAAAAGTTTTTGGAGACGATTATTACATAGAGGTAATGCCTCACAACCCAGCTGAAATCAATCACCAGCTCTTGGCACTTGCCGATGAGTTCGGGGTAAAGCCAGTGGTAACACCTGATTGCCACCACTCGGATGTGGGCCAAAAAGACATTCAGGAAATCAAGCTTATTCTTAACACATATAGTAACAAGGTTCAGAAGGATGTGACATTTGATAAGTCAAAGAAGTACGACAATCTAAAAGATAGGTTAAACTACCTTTACGGAGAAAGGCAGATTAGCTTTGATAACTTTGACATCCACTTGTTGTCTGACGAAGAGATGCGTGCCCAGATGGGATCTCAGGGTATTTCTAGAGAAGATATTTACGAAAACACTCAGGAGATTGCCAACAAGGTTGAAGATTATAACATTCAAGATGGACTGGATCTTTTGCCTGCTCAGTACCAGAACCCGAATAAGGAGCTTCGCAGCTTAGCCCTAGAGGGGTTGTCTGAAAGAGGCTTTTCGGACAATCAAGAGTATCTTGACAGGCTAGAAGAAGAGATTTCTATTATTGAAAATAAGAATTTTGGACCATATTTTCTTGTGGTAAGAAATATGATTAACTGGGCCAAAAAGGAAGGCATCCAGGTTGGCCCTGGTCGAGGGTCTTCTGCTGGCTCATTGTTGTGTTATTCTTTAGGCATAACCGACATTGACCCCATCAAATATGGATTGCTATTCTTTAGATTTATTAACCCGGAACGTAATGACTTTCCGGATATCGATACGGATATTCAAGATACTCGTCGTGAAGAGGTTAAAGAGTATCTGGTAAAGCAATATCGTCACGTAGCATCTATTGCAACCTTTTTGCAGTTTAAAGATAAGGGTGTCCTTCGTGATATTGCCAGGGTTCTTTATATCCCCCTGCCCGATGTGAACAAAGTGGGAAAGCTTTTTGACACTTGGGATGAGTACTGTAGTTCTAAATCAACCGCCTGGTTCCGTGAAAAATATCCAGAAATTGAAAAGTACGGGGAACAATTACGTGGTCGAATTCGTGGTACAGGAATTCACGCCGCAGGAGTTGTGACCAGCAAGTCTCCTATCTTTAGGCACGCCCCAATGGAAACCAGAAAGGCTCCTGGTTCGGGAGAAAGGATTCCGGTTGTTGCTGTAGACATGGGGGAAGCAGAAAGAATTGGCCTAATTAAGATCGATGCCCTGGGGCTAAAGACTTTGAGCGTTCTCCAGAATGCTTTGGAGATTATCAAAGAGCGTCACCGTAAAACAATTAATCTATTAAACATTGATTTGGATGATGAAAATGTTTACAAAATGCTGTCGGAGGGTCACACAAAGGGAGTCTTCCAGTGTGAGGCAACCCCATATACCAACCTGATTATGAGAATGGGTGTGAGCAACTTTAGTGAGCTTGCAGCGTCTAATGCCTTGGTTCGCCCAGGAGCAATGAACACTATTGGCAAAGACTACATTGACCGGAAAAAGGGCAAGCAGGGTGTGACATATTTGCATGACGTTATGAAAACTTATACCGGAGAAACTTATGGATGCATTCTTTATCAGGAGCAAGTTATGCAATCTTGTGTGGAACTGGGAGGAATGAGCATGGCGGAAGCGGACAAGGTTCGTAAGATTATTGGTAAGAAAAAAGATGCCAGGGAGTTTGATGTATTTAGGGATAAGTTCGTAGAGGGGGCTTCTCGATTTATGTCTCCAAATGTTGCCAAAGATTTGTGGAAAGACTTCGAGGCTCACGCAGGTTATTCCTTTAACAAGTCTCACGCTGTGGCTTACTCTACGCTATCATACTGGACCGCCTGGCTAAAGTACTACTATCCTTTAGAGTTTATGTTTTCTATTCTCAAGAATGAAAAAGACAAGGACGCCAGAACGGAGTACTTGATTGAAACAAAGCGTATGAACATCCCAATCAAGCTTCCTCACGTAAACGATTCCGGGGTAGATTTCAAGATTGAAGGCAAGGGTATTCGGTTTGGGCTTTCTACAATTAAGTATATTTCTGAAAATATTGCAGACAAGTTTATTCAATCTAGGCCCTTTAACTCTTATAAAGAATTAGAAGAGTTTGCGATGAAAAAGAATACCGGGGTCAATAGCAGATCTCTACAAGCATTAAGAATCATTGGTGCCGCAACTTTTGAAGACCAGCCAAGAAACGAAGAAGAGATTAGAGAGAACCTGTATGAATATCTAAACCTTCCAGAATTTAAGGTTACGGTTCCTTCCCACTACCACGCTTTTATTGACCCAGTTCAAGACTTTGAAGAGAAGGGCTCCTTTGTTTTGATGGGCATGGTCAAGGCAATCAAGAGGGGCAAGGGTTGGTCCAGGGTAGAGTTGCTGGATAAAACTGGCTCAGTCGGAATTTTCGATGAAGAGCAGACGGTCATTGAGTCTGGAAAGACATACATTCTTCTTGTTAGCGACAACAGGATTGTTTCTGCAATTCCTGGGGAAGAGATTAGAACTTCTGACAAAGCTTTGATTAAGTTTTTAAATTATAAAATGCTTCCTTATAAGGGTGATGAAATGTATGTTGTATCTTTTAAGCCAAGAATGACAAAGGCTGGAAAGAAGATGGCATCACTAACTTTGGCAGATAGTAGTAGGAATCTTCACTCTGTGGTCGTGTTCCCCACAACTTTTGCCAAAGCATATATGAAAATAAAAGAAGGATCTGCTTACACATTTACCTTCGGGAAAACGAAAGACGGGACAGTAATACTAAATGACATACTTGGATGAGATGGCAGATCGCCTGCACATTATTTCAACAGAGAAAGGCTTTTGGCCTAACGAAGTTGATGATATATTTATCACTAAACAACTAATGATGATTGTTTCTGAGGCCGTTGAGGTCATGGAAGCAATTAGAAAAGACAAAGGCAAGGACGAAATTGCTAGTGAGATGGCAGATATTGTTATCAGGACACTTGACTTATACGCTGGACTAAGGGATAATCTTTATACAGACATCTCTTTAGATGCAGCATTAGAAAAAAAGGTTAGCTTCAACAAAACCAGACCAGAAAGGCACGGTGTAAGATTTTGAGCAATGTAACATTAGAAGAGGCTCTAGCATTACTAGATCCAAAAATTAGAAAAAAGATTGGGCCTGCTGTGGGTATTAAGACAGAGTTTGCAGCCACCCCCAGCCCAGGCCTTAACAAGGCTTTAGGTGGGGGGTTTCCGTATGGAAGACAGGTTCTTCTGTGGGGCAGTAAGTCCAGTGCAAAGTCTTCCCTGTGTCTGCAGACAATTGGTCTTGCTCAGAAAGAAGGAAAGCTTTGTGCTTGGGTAGACGCCGAGATGTCCTATGATGAGGAATGGGCAAAGAAGCTAGGGGTAGATACTTCTCAGCTAATCTATTCAGAAGCCAGAAGCGTTAATGATATGGTAGATGTTTGCGTTGCCCTGCTTCATGCTGGGGTAGACATGCTAGTGATTGATAGTATTAGTTCCCTTCTGCCAGCAGTCTACTTCGAAAAAGACTCTACAGAGCTGAAGAACCTAGATAAGACAAAGCAGATCGGTGCCGAGTCTAAAGATCTTAAGCACGCATGGATGATGATTAACTATGCAAACAATCAAGAAAAGCCAGCGCTGATCCTGGCAATTTCTCAAGCAAGGAATAATATTACAGCCATGTACACGCAGTCAGTGCCCACAGGTGGGCTTGCAACACAGTTCATGTCTTCTACAATTGTTAAGCTGTTCTCTTCGTCTTCGGATAGCCAAGCGATTAAGGCAAAGATTAGCTCTAACGACAAACTAATTGAACAAAAGGTTGGTCGAAAGGTCCGCTGGGAAATTCAAAACTCTAAGACCTCTCCTCCTGGAGAGTCTGGAGAGTACGATTTCTACTTTAAAGGTGGATTAATCGGGATTGATTCGATTGGAGATTTAGTTGATACAGCAGAAATGTACGGGCTGGTAGAAAGAACTGGTGCCTGGTATATCTTGCCAGACGGAAACAAGGTTCAGGGAAGAGATGCCTTTGTTAACTATGTAAAAGACGACAAAGACCTGCAGCAAATTCTTGTTAGCGGTATCAATGCCTAGATATACCGTTTACCAGGGTAGCTTTGTTTGCCAAGAGTGTAGGTGTGGAGTTTTTAGCCTTCGGCTTTATGCAGAAACAAAGCAGATAACTTGGATGTGTAAAGATAACCACTTAAGCAAGGTTTCCCTAAGCACCAAAAAGAGAAGGAGAGACTATGAGCGAAAGATCTGAGGGCAAAAGGCTTGGTGCAAAACTGCACAAGAACAGCGGACGCAACACAAAGAAGGGCGATGCCAGCTGGAAAAACTTTGTTATTGACTTTAAAGAAGTCGGTAAAAGTTTTACATTAAATAAAGACGTATGGGCAAAAGCTGTAACAGATGCCTTGAAGTCTAACGCAGACCCTGCTATAGTAGTAGTTATAGGCGAAACAACAAAAACAAGACTGGCCGTAATAGAGATGTCGCTGCTAGAACAATTGATAGAAGAGAGAGATAGCAAATGAAAATTCTAATGCTAGATATTGAAACAACACCTATGCAAGTTTATACCTGGGGCCTTTGGGACCAAAATATTGGAATCAATCAAATCATAAAGCCTACAGAAATGATGTGCTTTGGTGCAAAGTGGCAGGGTAAAAAGAAAGTTACCTTCAAGTCCGTACACCACGATGGCAAAGAGGCTATGCTCAAAGAGCTGCACTCTATGATGGAGGAGGCAGATGTACTAATTGGGTGGAACTCGGCCTCCTTTGACCACAAGCATATCAAGCGGGAGTTTCTTGAAAACGGAATGACCCCTCCGTCAGTAGTAAAAGACCTAGACCTTATGAGCATTGTTAAGGCAAATTTCAGGTTCCCGTCCAACAAGCTTGATTACGTAGCACAGGCTCTTGGTGTTGGCTCAAAGGTCAAGCACTCGGGGTTTGATCTTTGGATCGGATGCATGGCGGGAAAAGAAAGTTCCTGGCGTGAAATGAAAAAATACCAAATTCAAGACGTTGTTCTCCTAGAAGAGCTTTACCAGGTATTGCTACCCTGGCTCCCTGGTGCCAGCAGTGTTTCCGTAAAAGAAAGACGAGAAATTGCTGACCCAGATAAGGTGGTATAATAAATGGAAGAAAACAAGACAACAATAGATATGGTAAATGGCTTATCGGAAATTGCAGAGTACGTTGAAGACGAGGAGCTTACCCAGGCCTTGACTACAATTGCAAAGCTTATTATTAAGCCAGACATTCCAATTAATGTCGCTACTATAGAAATTGTTAGACTGCAAGCCATTGCCGCGAAGATGTCTTTTAAGGCAACCTGGATGGCTAACGTAGACAAAGGAGACAGGGCCAAGAAGAATATATACTTTACTGCCGCATCAGCTATTAATGATCTGGTTGCCGCTCTTAAGTATATTACCCGATAATAAAATATGACTAAAAACTTGTTAAATCAAATCATGTCCGATGCAGACAGGCCAGCAAAAGCTTCTGAAAGTATGAAGGGGTTAGTAGATAAAATTAATTCTGGTTATATTGCTAAGCGAGGACCTCGCCACCAGCAAAAGAAAACCTTTGCCCCATCTACAATTGCTTATGGGCATGGAGAGTGTGCTCGGTATTGGTACCTGGCTTTTGAGGGCAACACCTTTGAAGACAAGGCCGATGCCTTTGCTGGTGCAAATATGACGAACGGTTCCAAGTCCCACGAAAGAATTCAGCAGGCGATGGCCGATGCCGACATGCTTATTGATTCAGAGTTTAAGGTTGTTTACAACGACCCACCTATCTTCGGATACGGAGATGTAATTCTGGACTGGGAAGGCGAAGAGCTGCTTGGTGAGATCAAGACAGCTATGCAGGAGGGCTTTGAGTATCGGAAAAGAAGTGGCAAGGCCAAGAATGGACACCTGATCCAGCTTCTTATTTATATGAAAATTCTCAAGAAGTCCAAGGGCGTTTTGATTTATGAAAATAAAAACAACCATGAGATATTAGCTATCCCTGTTGTAGTAAACGACTATTACATTAAGTGGATAGACCAGACGTTTGAATGGATGAGAGAAGTTCGTAAGGCTTGGGAGGATAAGCTCTTGCCTAAAAAGAACTACCGTTCAAATTCTAAAATCTGCAAGTCTTGCCCTTTGGCAAAGGTCTGTGCGGATGCTGGCGGGGGAGACATTACGATCAATGCTATGGAGCCCTTAGATGAAAAGCTGTCAGTGGTGCGGTGAACCCTTTGAAGCAAAGGTAAACTATCAAATTTATTGTTCTTCAGAATGCAGGCAAAAAGCAACAAAAGAAAAAATTACGCAAAGGTATGTAATTAATCGTCGTAATAAGATGTTTAATAAAAAGCGTAATTGCAAATTTTGTAGCTTGCCTCTGTCTGTTTATAATGACGAACCAATTTGTCAAACTTGTTTAATTAATCCGCCGGAAGTTAAAAAAGCCTTAAAAGAAATTAAGGGAATTGTTGATGGTAAAACTCAGCTCACTGACGAATAGGCCTAACAGAATATGCTCTATTGATGCCAGTACCAACAGCTTGGCTTTTGCAATGTTTGAAGGGGACGACCTGAAGTCTTTTGGAAAGATTACCTTTAAGGGTGCAACAACATACCAGAAAGTTTCAGACGCTTCAAAGAAAACAAAAGCATTTTTTGATTTATACGGGGCACCGGAAGCTGTGGTTATTGAGCATACTGTTTTTATCAACTCGCCAAAGACCGCCGCAGATCTTGCCTTAGTCCAAGGTGCCATGCTGGGGGCTATGTCTATGTCGGGGGTAAAGATTATTAAATCAATTAACCCAATCGCATGGCAAACCTTCATAGGAAATGGAAGACTAACCACCCCAGAAAAACAAGTCCTTAGGTCTGAAACCCCTGGCAAGAGTGACTCTTGGTACAAGACACGCGAGAGAGAGTTTAGAAAGCAAAGAACAATAAGGTTTGTAAATACCATTTATGATAAAACTATTAGCGATAATGATGTATCAGATGCTGTCGGCATTGGCCACTATGCAATAAGCAACTGGTCAAAACTAAGTTGACAAGGACACGGAATGGCTGGTAAACTGTATACTAATGAAGCTTGGCTTCGTAAAAGATTTCAGTTGGAAAGAAAGACTCCACAAGAAATCGCAAAAGAGTGCGGTGTAAGCGTAGAAACAATCTACGTATACCTATCTAAATTTAAACTAAGGAAGTCTAAACGTTGAGTAAAGAGACAGAAGAGAGCATAGAGCGGGTAATGTCTGGCATCCAAAAGATGCTAATAGAAAAGAACAGGGCGTATGGAGACTCTGCCCTAGAGCCAGTAAGAATGTTTTCAAAGAACGATAACATTGAGCAGCTCTACGTTCGTATTGACGACAAACTTTCCAGGGTACAGAGAGGTCACGAGTATCCAGGAGACGACACCATCTTTGACCTCATTGGGTATTTAGTATTACTTTTAATTGCTAAGGAGAGAAAT